GCCTGCTGTCCACACACCGTGGTGCGGTACACAGTCTCGCTAGAAGCGCCGTCCGTTGCGGAGAGCGCACGCGGTGTTTCCACGACGTAAGCGCCACCGTACACGCCAGTCACAGCGTTGAGAACGTTGCCAACATTCGGCTCCGTGTACTTACGGATATCCTCAAACGCCAACGCACCAGTCTCCGCACGCAGGTCATGCGCGACGAGCGGGTGCATGTAAGCGGCGTAGAGTCCGTTGTCCTTCGGAACGGCCTTGCCAGCACGCAACTTGGACACAGCCTGACGCAGATCCGCGCCAGCGATAACGTCCTCAGCAGCAACCTCGTTCGTAGCGGTCGGAGTGGACGCGCCACCCGTGGCGTACAGAACGTTCGTGCCACCGTCAAGGACGGTAACAACCAACTTGTCGATGCTGTCCAGCATGTTGTAGCCAACGATGTTAGCCACTGCTGGGTCAACGTCCGAGAACGCGAACTCGCCCAACTTGCGGGTGTTCAGCACGGTGTTGCCGTACTCGTTCAGGGTAACCGAAACCGTCGAAACGTTGCTAACCGCAACCGCGTCGGGGTCGGTATCTTCCGTCAGAGCAGTGGTAGCCTGCGCCAGATCGTTGTAGAGTGAGAACACTACAGACGAACCGGGCATGGCCTGCTGCACCGGACGCTTGTCAGCGAGGGCACGAAATTGCGGCTGCGACCGAAGAGCGAACTCAACGTAACGGTCATAAGCGGCCTTGACAAGTCCTGCCATCGCAGTGGTATCAGTGTATGCATCTGCCATTTTCGATTCACCTCCTTCAGTGAATAGTATGTATTGTTACTTGCGAGGCTATGAAGCCTGCGGCCCAGCGGCACTGCCAAACAGCAACTTGTTCAAAGTCTCTGCACTGTCAGCACCAGCGATCAAACCTGCGATCTGATCTGGGTCATTTGTAAACGGTTGTCCCGATGACTGTGTTTCAGCAATACGGGACAGCGACTGCATCTCAGGTGAGAGTGCCGTCTCAGGCTCACTTGTAGCCTCGCTGGTTTCCTGAATACCAAAGATTTCTCCGTACTCAGACAACCAGTTTTCCACATCTTCCGAAGTGGTAGCATCCTTAGGGATAAGTGCCGCAACCTTTTCCGGCAATCCCTTAGATGCAATAACGTCCTTTACAGAGCGTTCACGGATAGACGATTGCATGCTATCCAACTGCTCCGCGAGTTCTTTCTTCTCGGCCTGCAACTTCTTGTAAGCCTTGCGAAGTTCTTTCATCGCGTTGCCATCGTTGGCTTCTAGATCGTCGTCGTCCCACTCAAATTCGGACATATGTAACTCCCTTACTATTCATATAGGTGAATCGTTACCCACATCATCAACCGGGGAAGAAGATGATGGCTGTAACTACCGGGCTGTTGCACCGCCAGGGCCGGTCGGTCTGGCTGGGAGTGGACATGCCCCGAATTGAACGGGGGTTAAAGAACTAACGCAGGAATTGTCACCGCGAATTACAGTTCTTTCTCACCTGTCATGCCCGTATTCAGTTATATAGAGCGAGGCCGCCTAAGTGCAGACGACCCAATCCCAGATCGTCCACCAAAGCGTGCACGTTCACGAGACTGCAAGCCACGAACCTTCTCGCGTGCCTCTTGGTCAAGATCCAAGCGCGACAGGGCAGTCTCTTCCTCTGTCAACGTAGTCTTTTCAATGTCTGCCAGTCGGCGTGTAGCCTTCTGAATATCAGACACCTCAGTTAGTAGTGGCTCAATAGCAGTACCGCGAATATCCTCACCGCCACCAACAAACTCACCGATACGCTCCGACACGCCAGCACCAAACGTTAGACCCGCACGCTGTGCGTAGCCACCAACAATGGCTGCGTTAGCACGACGCTGGATCTGGGTCGTGGTGTTCTCTGGGTCAAGGACGTACTGCGTTAGTAGTGCCGGATCAATGCCGTAGAACTGTTGCAAACTGTCTCGCACTTCTTGTGGTGTTTCCGCAACAACTCGTTGAGCATCGGTCACTCGGTCACGGACCTCATCAACGGAAAGGGAAAAGTCTGACACAAGACTAGCAATAGCGTCGTACTCGTCTTGAGCGCCAGTCGTGCCAAGGTAGTCTCGCAGGCCAGCCTCACGGAACACTGTTCGGTACTGAGATTCTAGATTAAGGTATTGGCTCTCGTTGCGAACGTCGGTTATACCCCTTTGCTGCAATCCGATAAGACCCCTGAACCGACGCTTGTACGGTTCGGTCTGACGCACAGCACCAGCCAAAACATCCTGACTATTTCCGTAGTCACGAACCAAGCGATCTATCTCTCCGACAAGATCTTCCATCCCGCCATATTGACTAAAAAGATCTTTAAGGAATGCTTTTGCTTCCTTATCTCTTCGGGTCTTTTCACGCGCAAGGCGATCATTCTCAAGTTCACGAGCAATATCTTCCGCGCTTTTGCCTTGCTGCTGCTGCTGTTGCTGTTGTTGCTGTTGGGGTGGTTGGTATGAGTCTACCTGTGCCTGAATCTGATTGACAACGTTCTGTATGTGAGCAACGGAACCCTGTGAAGCCATCCCACGGCTCGCCAAGTACTGCTGGTATTGCAGCATGTTTTGGTGATTGCGTAGGTTCTCATCGTAAGGAGTAGCCAATCAAATCACCCAAACCCAAACATAGAAGCAATCCGCTGACCCGCAGAGGCGTAGGTCTGGAATGCGTTATCCGTGTACTGCCAACGAGGATCGTTGCGGATCTGCTTTTCAAAGTCATACAAAGAAACTTGCTCTGGATTCTGTAAGGCAGACCTCAACAGCGGATCATCAAACCCAACATTCTCAACCTCTAACAAACGACTAGCAGTATCCTTGTACGGTTGAAAAATAATCTCAGGATCAAACCCGTCGTTGATGCGGTCAGCCCACGCCGGGAACATGCCTGCCAGGTAATCACGCCGAAGATCCGCCTTCACATCGTCAAGGGTCTGAGTCCCAACAGTCAGGTTCGTAATGTACTTGGCAGCCGCTTGACGGCTAAGATCCAAGCCGTTGCGTGCAGACCAGCCCATAAGGTCAGTCTCCATGTCGCCAGCGCGACCAATAAGATCTATCTCAGGATCTGCAACGGTCTGCTCAAGGAACGGCCTAAGGTTCGTAAATATCTCATCACGTTCCCACCCGTTACGCCATGATTCACGAGCAAGAATATCGAGTTGCCCCTCAGGGAGAACAATCCCGTAAGTTTCTGTGAGGGCCACTATGTCTTGGCGCTTTATGTCAATGGCACGGTTAACGTCTGCTGCCATACTCGGGCCTTGAGCCTCTGTAATTGCAGCCGCGGCTTGATCCCCATAAAGGTTATTGAAATACTCAACCTTAGGTAATTCCTTGTTGACGTAAGCCTCAATAACGTCCGTCTTACCCTGAGCGTCCTGAATTACTTTAGCAAGATCAACCCAAAACTTTTGGACGCTTCCCGTGGTGTCATTCGCAGCCAAGCGAAGGATAAAGTTGTACCCGTTGCGTATTTCCTTAGCCTCTTCTAAGGTCAAATCTTCATCCACCGGAAACCTGCCTCTTTTTGTTTACGAAGTTCAGCATGGCATCCAAAACCGTGGTTTCGACCTGAAACTGCTCGTACTCAGGGTTCTTGGAAATAACTTCACGAAGAATGTCGTCACGGCCCTGAGCAGTAAGACCCTGCTGGGTTACCGTCTTTCCTGTAGAACGTGTCGTAACAGTAGGCTGCGCCTGCTCCGCTTTGCGAGTCTTGCGTAAAACGCGATTAAACTCGTCCTGATCTAGTGGGCGACCTAGCAGTTCTATAGCAACCTCGTTGGCTGTAGCGCGAACATCCGACTCAGCCATCTCTGTGTATGAAGATACTGGCCCCTTGTAAGCCCCGCCCCTGCCTTGCGCGGCGACCATTTCTTGAATGCTCTCAGCGGAAGGTAGCCTACTAAAAAGTACGTCAACGCCAGTAACTTTGTCGGACCTTGGCCTTCTTGACGCGGCAAGCATACCGTCGTCGTAGTACCGCTTAAGGTCATCTGGTGGCACAGGATCTTCATTTAACTCTTTATTATTATATATCTTATAAGCAAATTCTAAGTCCCTCTTTAACTTAGGGTCTTTAATAATTGCTTCAAAGCCCTCTTGCTGCGCCTTGTATAAATTTTCATAAAAAGGTGTTAATGAAGCGGCGGCTCCTGTTGCTCCCGCTTGATACCCTGGAACATCCTTAGTGTAAACTGTAGGTGGGCCGCTGGTATCAAACGTAATGATAGTTTCTGATGGACCCGACACACTATCAAAGTCAGTATCTCTATCAGTCATTATGTGTACCTTCCCCAGCCTTGGACAAGAGACTCACTAAGAACATACAAAAGACTTGACCACTGCAAATCATCGTAGTAAGTGTTCTCACGGGCCATCAAGGTTTTCCATTTTTCTCTAATGGTTTTACTCTTCTTGGAATAGTTAGGTGCGTTTTCGTTTAACTCTTGAAGTCGAAGAGCCGCCTGGTCCCTCAAATTTACGATCCGCTTTACGTCTTTACCGCGAGCGTCCAACTTGCCCTGCTCGTCCAGATATTCTGCGACCTTGCGGATAGAGTCAACCTCTTCGATCATGTTATCCATGTTCGACTTAGATGAATCAGACAGGCTGCCGCTGATGGATTTGCTCAGAGTCGGGTAACGAGCGTACAAAGCAGTCTTTACTTTGTCCCACTTGTAGTCAGCATCTTTATCACCAGCAGCCTTGGCATCTTCATACTTTTGGCGTTCTCTGTAGTATGCGGCCTTGCCTTCTGCACCAATAAGTTCATTAATGTACTGGTTTGTAGTTTGCCTAGCAGTGAACCCGTTACTCATCATAAACTGCCACGCAGGTAAAGTTCGCTTACCTTCAGTTGGAGCAAAATACGATGAACCAACGACGCTTATCTCCAAAGCGTCTTGGTTACTTTCAATCCAATCAACCGTCTCTTGGAACGGGCCGTAGTATCCCTTAGAGTCGGGAGCCTTCGTTGTTCCCACCATGAACGGAGACAAGTCAGGGTTAGTCTTAAGCCACTGAATTGATGCGGCAGAATAGTCACCGTCGTTTGCCCTAAGTGTCTGGATAAACGCTGGACGCAACCCATCAAGGCTCAAAGTCTTTGCAAAATCAGTTGCCGTGTCAGAGTTTACACTGTAAGCAGCGGGAAGA